AGTTGGAGTAGTTAAACCTACATCATCATAAATAATATCACCTGGTTCTACAAATCCCTTATTAGTAGGTAAGTATTTTATTTGAACTGGTTGAGTACATACTTCTACTGCGTTTACACTTGAAGTTACTTGAACAAATACTCTAAAACCTGTAATAGTTTCACTACCACTTGTACCTGTAAGAGGAATTACTCGTAAAGGTATGGACTCAAAAGTTGTTTCTATTGTGTTTTTACCTTGTGAAAAGAAATTTTGACTATCTTGATAATAAATCTTTCCATAATCTCTATTATTTACCTTTCTAAATGTATCAGAAAGTAAATCATTTGATTGTTTATCTCCAAATTCTAACTCTCTAACTGCTAAATTATTTGCAGGAGTTACCGAAATAGTTTTATCTGTTTTAATAAAGTTATTAAATGATTTTACCTCACCTTGTTTATACCAATTATTAAAGGTTTCTATAATAAAATGTTTTGGTTTAGTTTTAGAAGGATAAATAACTAAATTGTATTTTAATTGCAATCCTTTAATAAAATCTATTTGTTTAATACCTTCTGTACCAAATGGCATATTAAGAGGTATATTCATAATTCTAAAATCAGCAGCCGTAGTTAATTTCTGTACTTCAAAATAAGAATCTCTATCTCCATCAGGATTTAAGGTTACAGTAAAGTTAGAACCTGAAAGGGAAGTATATTTTAACCTTAATGCATTTACTCCATTTCCTTTTGGAGTTTTAAACTTTGTTTTTAACCTATAAACTTTGTTACCTGTTGTAGGTTGTGTTTCTAGAACTTCTCTAAAAAAGTTATTGAAAGAAACAATATCTTTATTTCCATTATTTGCTAGAGAACCTGTATCTGCTAATTGAAAATTAAATTGTGGTACTCCATTTGAACCACTTACTCTCATTACAAGGTTTAATTCAGTTTCCAAAGAAGTTGGTTTTGGAAAATTATAAGAACTTTGATCTCCACTCCAAAAACCACTATAATCATATTCTACATTATTAAGTGGTAGGTATCTATATGTATCATCTGTTAATTCAACACCTGTATCACTAATAAGAGGAGATAATCTTAATTTACCCCATCTTTGTAAATCTACATCTTCAAATAAAGGAGATTTATTCCCATAATTACATATCATATAAATGTTATCAAAAAAAGATGAACTTAAAAATTCACTTTCATAAGTAAATCCATACTCATTAAAGATTGCATCTATTACTTTCTTTACTCTAATTGCAGGTTTAAAATCTTGAACTGAAAGTGCACCATCAGCATCGTTTATACCTAAGTCTGCATCATTATAAGAATAAAATATATCCTCACCATAATCAGCAAGTGGATAAACTATATCTCCATTAAATAAATTACGGTTCCAACTTTCAGATATATTATCAAATGATGCAGTATGATTGTATATAGAAAGAGATGATAAATCGTTTAATGTGTTTCTATTTGTTTCTCTTGCAAATGAACTGATTGTACCAAAAAGGGAAACTTCGTAAGACTCAATAAACTTGTTTTCTTTTACATTTACCTTATTTAGTTGTAAGTAACCATCTGCAAGATAAAATCCTTCTAAATCAAGATATGCATTTACTTTAACATTTGTAGCAAATAAGAAAGGATTGGTAACAGAAATATCATATACATGCTCAAAGAATGCGTTATTTTTCTTACTACCTGGTAAGATAATAGTTCTACTAAAATCACTTGGAAGTAAACCAATATCAAATAAACCTGTGATGTTATCACTTACTTTAATATCTTCATCTTCAAAAAGGTCTAATTCCTCTCCATTAGCATATAATCGTACATTATATCCTTGTGTTGTTTGTATTCCCATTTATAAAATTAGTTTGAAAGGTTGTCCGTATAGGAATTGGAATGAATATTGGATAAGTTTATCATTTACGCCAGTAAGAAAATCTATATCTGATGTTAAAATAGTTAAAGGTCGTAATAATCCTTTACTTTCATCGTATTCCCAATAGATTTCTTCACTTAATAACAATTCCTTGAAAATTTCATTATAATCTTCTGATATATAATCGGAATTTACAGTAATAGTTTGTGATGAGTCTGCAATATAATTTTTATTAACACTATCCCAAGTATTGTAGGTTAGTGCAGTACCATTCCAAGTACCAATTTGTTTTTCAAATGTTTGAATATCAGTTGAAAATGTTTCAGAAGAAACTAAACTAAAATTAAAGTAATCAAATGCTCCAAATCTGTTTTTCCATTTAATTCTTACATTTGGATATTTCTTTTTACATTCAACATTAAACCTTATTTTTTCACTTATCTCGGTTGATCCACTAAAAGCTGATATATCATACCACTCCACCGATGAACTAACTGGAAAATCAGTTTCTCCTATCCCAATTGGAAACTGTGAGATAGAACCTGATGTGTTTTGTGATTCTGTTAGTGTAAAATCTTCTATCTGTCCATTTGAACCACTATAAACAATTTTAGTTGGTACATCACCTGCTCCATCAGTAGTAAAAACTGACATTCTACCAATATTTGTATCAAATACAGTTTGTGTTGATGGCCCATTAGTTAAAATTGGAAAGAAAGGTGAACTATCTTCAATAGATTGAGAAATTGGTTCACCAAATATACCATATCCATCTATTGCACGATAATTACCACTCATAACGTGAGATCCTGTTACAAATGTGTTTCCTTCTTTGTACTGTGGGTAAAAATCTAAATTAAACCAATATAGTTGAGATGAATTATCCTCAACTTCTGTTTGAAATAAAGAGTTAATAACTCTACTTACATCAAATATTCCTACTAGGTTTTCATTTGGATATTTTGTAAAAGTAAAATCTGTTGTTGAACCACTTTCGTTTTCGTTTCCAATCCAATAATTTAATTCTCCTACAAACTGAAATGAAGAAGATGTATAAAGAGTTTGGTTGCTTTCACTTACTGCAAATATTATAGGTGATTGTGTAAACGAACAACTCGCGGGATATTGTAAAAATTCAATTGCCATTATGTAATTTTATTTATTTAACCAATTTAGAAAAAAATAGTAGGGAGTTATGATATTTTCCAACCTGCTTTGTTGTATATATCATCTATGTTTTCTAACTCACCTTCTATAAACTTTTCGTTTTCTGTTGCTGTAAATTCATCTAACTTTTGGACAAACTTTGGTTCTTCTGCACCTAATTGAGCAAAAGGTCTACTATCCATTCTTCGTGTACCCCAATGAACCCATCTACCATAATCTGCTCCATCAGGTGCAACATTTACTACAATTTGGTATCCATCTCCTACCTTTGAACCTATCTTTTGTATATTGTTCTGTGGAGATGATATAAACTTGGTAAGTAAATTACCTGTTTCAAATGCCCTACTTTCTTTTCCTCTTTCAAGTTTTCTTCTAGAGAACGCAGTTCTTGGTTTATACTTACTCCAAGGTAAGCCAGGATAAATTGCTTCAGCAGCTGATTTTCTGTATTGTTTTGTAAGGTCTTGTAAGGTTGCCATTAACAACTTGGATCAAGTTCATCTTCAATAAGTAATGGAAAGGTACATCTATCTCTTTGAGCAAATGAAACTAAATTAAAACGAGCTATATGTCCTGCTAATCCATTATCAAAATCTTCCTTAAATGGAATACATTGTATATCTCCTTCTATATCAAACGCTTCAACTGAAAATTGAGTAAATGTAGTTAAATCATTTATTATGGCTAACGTATTTGCCATAATATCAACGCTATCATCAGTACCGTAAAACGGAATAGTTTGTGAGTTAAGACTTCCTGAGCTTTCATTTCTTTTGTCCTTTTGTTTATCTGCAACCACTAACTCTATTTGGTGAGTAATTGTTTTTTCACCAAGAGTTGATTGTACAACCATTACGTTACCAATAGGATAAGTAGGGAATTCATCTGTATCAAAATCACTTATCTCACCTTGAGTAACTCTGTTTATAGAAGGATGATTAGACATAATTGTTTTAAAATAATCTAAAACATTATAGTATAAACTGTAATTTGTAAGTTGATTATTTACAATTTGAGCCATAGTATCTCCTTTATAAGTTTATTCCACCAAAATACTGATTACTTTGATCAGGATAAATCATAGTAGTATCACCTGTTGTTTCCAAGTACTCTGGTATTTCATTCTCATATGCTAATAGAAAATCTTGCATCCTTGTTGCATACCATTCAGCATTATCAGCACTCTTTTGAGCTAAAGCATCTATTTCACTTTTAGAAACTGCTTCACTTTGTTCTGATTTGTGTTTTACTGCTCCTTCTGATTTAAATTTAGTAGTTGAGAAAGGTAGATATTCCATTACTGAATACCAAATAAGAGTTGGTTTAATATAATCTTCTACTAACTCTTGGTATCTACCTGTAAATGGAGTATCATTTAATATATCTGTTTGTAGTTTATTAAACAATACAGTTCCCAACAAATTTTCCATATATTTTGTTTGAGCAGTTCGTACATAAGGTAAAAGAGCATCTGCATCTATTGAACCTTGTAGTGGAGAATTTTTAATAATATCATTTCTGCTAATAAATAACGCGTATTTAGCCATTCTATTCCTCGTTTATAGTTTCAGTTTCCATATCCATCTCATCAGGATTTTCCATAGACTTATTTATATCTTCTTCCACTTCTTCTATTGTAGTATCTGTTTCTTCCGCTGTTGTGGAAAGAATTGCTAGTGGAGTAAGTTGTTCAAAGTAAAATTGAGTATCTTGTGATATTCCACCTTTATTAAAAATAGTAGAAAGTGAATCTATAATTTTAGATTGAAAAGGTTGGATTGTCATTGTTTGTAAAATACTGTAAGAAGTTTTCATTTCCTCACTTTGAGATGAGAACCCATTATTTGCAGTTCTAATACCAAAAAGTAATGGAGAAGTAATCCTATGAGCAACCAATATTCTATCTTGTGCAAAATCAGCTACATATTGGTACTTATCGTGTAGATTTTCGGTTTGTATAGAATCAATAGTAGGTTTTTTATCAGGATCATCGTTAAATGAAATTAAAAATCTACCAGCATTTCTAGTTCCTGTAAATTTACCCTCAATCATTGCTTCAATGGTATCTCTTTCTTCAGGTGCAGGTACTCCATTATTCATATTTACCATTACAAGGGGTAAAAATCCATTTTCGATGTTGTTTATGTGTAAATTAGAGAGTTCTGCTTCCACAAATGCTAATTGTAGAGCTGATATCCAATCAGGTAAAGAATAATAGTATTTACCTGGTGTATAATCTTTAATATAAAACAATTCTCTATTTTCATCTGATGTATTAAATAAAGGAATTTTAATTTTATCTCTTTGAGCTCGTACATCTTCCCAATCAGAACAATAATAGTAATTTTCTACTCTTGCACTATCATATATCTTTTCAGCTCGTATATTTTGAACTGGCATATGATATAATCTGTTTACTCTTGTATGTTCTCTGTTCCAAATAACTTGAATAGCTGCATTTCCATACAATTTATAATCAAATATAATTCTTTTTAAATC